ACAGTATCAAAAAGAAAACCTCACGTGGCGAATCTTCAATTGTTGCATACATTCGCAAAACATCGCCGCAAAGGTGTTGCTGCAAAACTCTGTGAAGATTCTTTGAAATATGCAAAGCAATTTAATGCCGAATACTTTCGTGTATCAGCTGAACCTGATGCTGTTGTCTTTTATGAAAGAATAGGATTCAAATTCCTTGGAAGGCAAAAGAGCGGAGCACAGCTATCAATGTTTCGAATCGCTGGAGAAACATTCTTCGACGGAGAATATGATATAGAAGATCCGATAATCTACAAGGCAGTCCACAAGAAGGGCAAGGGTGGATGTGTAGATTTTTTTGTTGAGAATCAAGGGCTTACAAGTTTTTTTAATTAGGTGTTTGCTTTATTGACTAATTGATGTATACTTTAATTATTGTTAACCGAATAGAGGATAAAAACATGTTAAGTAATAGTGCAAAAGTTTATGCGTGGCGCAATCAAGAATCAGGTAGAATGTATGTGGGGTTAGAACCCCCAGGAAAATCGCATTATATTTCATCATCTGGAAATGATGCTTTCTGGGAAGACTATGCGAAGGGAATTCTTAGAAGAAGCGTGCTATATGAGGGTGATCTAGATACAGCAAAAACACTAGAGTGGTTTGCCCTTCGTTATGGTACTAAGACTGCGGATATGTACAACTATAAGAACAATGCTCACTGCGTTGATGAAAGTTTACTGACTTCTGAAATGAAACAAATTGTAGTTGATTATCTTGAGGGTGGTGAGGCTCTTGCCCAAATCAATTCTTATGATAAAGAAAATCAGCGCATGTTAAAAATGCTTGAAGATATTAAGAATGACGTTTACGAGACTGTACCTGTTTCAAAGAATGAAGTATCAAAATATAGTGCGAATCAAGTGAGAGTAGAAGCTATCAATCCAACTCACGTTAGGAATCTGGTGAATGCTATGGAAGAGAATCCAGAGAGGACTTCTGAGTTATTTGATCCGATCATCGTTATCGTACAACAATCTGGCGATCGTACTATTGGCGATGGCAATAGCCGCAGAGCAGCGGCAATGAAGGTGCGTGGTATGTCTAATGTACCAGTTAAGTTCATTAATGATTCAGATTTTGGCGAAGATGAAAAGACTCGTAAACAGAACTACAAAATCTTTGGATTGTTAATGAACAAACAAGATGAAAAGATTCGTTTGGTCAACAACGACGAGGATATCAAACGACAGATTCATAATTTCATATATGATGAGGGTCTTGATATTTCTAAACCGCTCCAAGAAGAACGTGCCCGAAAGCTGATTTATGATCGTTTTTCCATCGTCGTTCCTTCAAAGAAAAAACTGAGTGGTCTGATCAAGTCTGTTCAAACCCGAATTAAAAAAGATGAAGCGGCTCTAAAATATCAAACAAACCTCATTGCATATGATGATGCATTTTTTGAACGTTATGAATGGGAAACCTACGAAAAAAACGATGTTGCGACTATTCATGCAACAATGTCGAAAGCGAAACACGGTCAAGCATTTGGTTATATCTGTCGTCGTATGAAAAACATTGGAGCGAATAAAGGTGCTATCATCCTACACTATACCTCTAAGCCAGAAATCGTTGAACACGAGGATGGTCTTTGGTTAAAGGATCTGAAAGATACTATAGAATTTCATAACCTAGATATTGTTATTGATGTTCTACCAGCCTTTGAGTGATTATGGATTATAGATTAAAGGAAAATCGCAGAGAAGCATTTGTAAAATGGTATGCTTGGTCTTTAGAATATAAAGACTGCGATCCAGCGGTATGGCTTACGAATTATCTCAATAAACGTTTTGAGCATAATTCCGAACAGAGAATTTGGTTCAGCTGGCTATATGGTAATACATATTATCTACCCACTGCATGGATTCTTATCAATGAATATCCAGACTTTGAATTGGCAACATATGATAGGATGAATCTCTGGAATACCGAAAACTATAAACGTCTGCGTTATCAGACTGACACAAAATGGTCAAAGGGACATTTGCCTGATATGTTCAATTCATATCAGAAGTTTGTTGGCGAACATTCTCAGCGTTTCGCATTTGAAAGATATCTTGGAGACAACGAGCATCAAAACTTCAACAATCTATATCAGATCGTTAAAGAAGAATTTTATAAGTTCGGTCGTTACTCGACATGGTTCTTTCTTCAACATCTAAATCATACAGCTGATATACCAAATGTCCCTGACACTTTGTTGCTCAATGATTATTCGGGCAGTCGTTCTCATCGTAATGGTTTGCTCTTTGCTCTTGGTATGGAAGACAAATATGATGAGAAGTTGACAGCCAAGGAATATGATCTTCTTGAAAGTCAAGCCAAAGAAATTATGATAGAGATAAAAAGTAGATTCCCCCACTTGACTTTTGAAGTAAATGCGTTTACAATGGAGACATGTTTATGTTCATTCAAGAAAATCTTTCGTGAGCATCATGGGAGATATCTTGGGTATTATAACGACCGTGTGGCTGAAGAAATAAAAAAGGTTGAGCAAGATAATTGGAATGGCATTGAATGGGAAGTTCTTTGGCAAGCACGTGAAGAAACTTTGGATAAAAAATTAAGTCGATCTAAGTCTATACAAAAGACCAAATTCTCAGAATTCTTAAATAGTGGTAACATTGATAGACTTGATTGGATGTTTGACGAAGATGAAAAAATGATGGTCGGTCTTGAAGCATTTATGTGAGGAATTATGAAACTAATTGGCATTATTGGTATTCCAGGAACTGGAAAAACGACACTGATGAAAGAATGGATGGCTTCTAAGGAATGGGTTACTGGCAGACCAGTCGAACTGCTTGACTCTCATTTAAGCGGAAACATTCGTGTTCTTGGTAAATATGAGGATGGCGAAACATTCGCTGGAACCGATCGTTTGAGCATGGCTGTTCAGCCAAAGGTTATTGAATATTTGAAAGACAACAAAACTGAAAACGTGATATTCGAGGGAGACCGATTGAGCAGTGTAAAACTATTTCAAGCGGCACAAAGCGAAGGTTATGATGTTTCTATTATCTGCCTGTCAGCTTCAAAGGATGAGGTTCAGAGAAGATACGATGAGCGTGGCTCAGATCAATCTGAGAAGTTTATACAGGGAAGGCAAACAAAAGTAGACAATATCAGGTCGACTTTTGGTCCAACGATTTTGACAGGCGAAGAAGGATGCATCATTGAAGAAACGCATCAGACACCTGAAGACACCAAAAGAATTTGTGAATTAATTGATAAGTTATTGATTTAGAACAATTTTATTTTCATCTTTTTGCTTTACTTTTAATGCGTCTTATACAATAATAAGAATATAGAGAGACGTTAGGAGAAGAGATGTCCTTAAATATTACCAGTAAAGAAGTCTTGGCGAGGTTGATGGCTAATGAGAACATCACCGTCGTTCACAAGAAAACCGAGACAGCTTCCTTTGATGTGAAGAATCGTGTTCTCACGCTTCCTCAGTGGAAAGACATGGGCAATGAGACTTATGACCATCTTGTTGGTCATGAAGTTGGGCACTCTTTATATACTCCAGCTGATGAATGGTTCGCTGCCTGTAAAGATAAAGACGAAGGGTATCGTAGTTTCGTCAACGTCATTGAAGATGCTCGTATCGAAAAATTAATTCAGCGTCGCTATCCTGGATTGCGTCGTTCATTCATCAAGTCATATCGTAAAATGTTGGCTGATGGTTTCTTCGGCAAAGACGAAGCTGAAATTAACAACTTCAAATTAATCGACCGCCTCAATGTTTTCTTCAAATGCGGTGCTTCGCTTGGTGTTGAATTTTCTTCCAACGAACGTGATTGGGTTAAGAAAATTGAAAACGCTGAGACCTTCCAAGATGTTCTTAATATCGCCAACGGTTTATATGGCGATGCCTCTGAAGAGTATGAGAAAGAACAAGAAATCAAACGACTTGCCATGTTCGGTGAAGATGGTGAAGGCGAAGACGATGAAGAAGATGGTGATGAAGTTGAAATTCCATTTGGCGGTGGTAATGACGACGACTTCGAAGACGCTGAAGAAATTGAAACCGATGAAGAAAGCGATGACACTTTCGTTGGCCAAGGTGCTGGCGAACAAGAAGTTGATGGACCGCTCTCTGAAACCGATCGTGCTTTGCAGCAAAATATCTTTAACACTTTTGTTGATGGTAATATTGAAGTCAACAATTTCTTTTTGAATGATTGTAAAATTGATGGTCTTATTGAAGATTATAAACAAATTATTGAAAAACATTCTACAGAAGAATATGCCGATCTTCGTGAAGCTGGTGCAGAGATGTTTAAGAATTTCAATCTTAACAGCAAAAACTCAATCAACTATATGGTAAAAGAATTTGAGATGCGCAAGTCTGCGGCAGCATACAGTCGTGCTAAGATTGCCAAAACTGGTGTGATTGATTCTGTGAAAATGAATAATTACAAATTCAGCGATGACATCTTTCGCAAAATGACAGTACTGCCTGAAGGTAAGAACCATGGAATGATTATGTTTATTGACTGGTCTGGTTCAATGGCTGAGCACCTGAAAAACACATTTGATCAGCTTTTGAATATGGTTCTGTTTTGTAAGCAAGTGAATATCCCATTCGAAGTCTATGCGTTTACAGATCGCCGTTCAAATAATAATTCACAAAACTTTTCTCAAACTCAAGTCGATAATCAATTGATGTATAGTTCAGAATTTGGTTTAATGAAATTTTTTGATAATAAAATGAACCGCAAACAGTTGAGTGAAATGGCTGGGATTCTTTTGGCAACAGCCACTTATTTCAATTCCAGAAAACAATATTCAATAAACTATGACTTGTGGTTGGGTGGAACACCACTTGCTGAAACGATTATGGCTGCATTTAAAGTTTATGAAAATTTCAAAAAGTCTAATCGTTGCGATATCGTCAATACAATCTTTTTGACTGATGGAGACGGGGACTATATTGATGTTGCTTTTCAAAATCAATATGGAGTTCTTAGAGAAGCAAGAGTTGGATCGTTCTTTAGCACATGGAAAGATACAACAAAAATAGTTAATCTTGTAGATCCTGTTACAAAAAAATCATATCGTGCTAATCATTCGAATGACATTTCCGCAACGTTGTTGAAAATGTATCGTGACCGCACTGGTGAAACAGTAATTGGATATCGTTTGGTTCCTTCAACTAAAGGTCGTTTTATCAGTCAAATAGGTTGGGACTTGGGTTATAGTGAAAAGTATACTGCTTGGGAAGAACTTAAAAAGCATCGTTTCACTACCATTAAATCTAAAGCATATGATGAATATTTCCTTATCCTTGGTGGTAAAAATCTGGAAACCTCAAATGGTGAAATCGAGGTGGCCAGCGACGCTTCTAAAGCCAAGATTCGGTCTGCCTTCCGCAAAGCGAATACAGGCAAGCGTGAGAGCCGTGTATTATTATCAAAATTTATTGAAAAAATTGCATAATAGGTGTTTACTTTAATTGAGAATTGCGATAATATTGTATTATAGGTTGAAAGAGAGGAATTTATATTATGAAATTGAATGCTAAACAAATTGCTTTTGTGCAGCTTGCTATTGAAAATGTTGGTGGTAATGAGATCACCAATAAGCAAATCAATGAGATCGTGAAGAACGAAAATGTCTCATATCCAAGCTGGTTGGCCAGCGACGCTTATCGTATCGGTCGTGGTCTGTATCGACTCCCCAATATCATGGGAGAAGCTGAGGTTGAAGAGACCGCCGAAGTTGCGCTTCAAACCAAACAGTTGGTTGGCGATCTGAACGTTGATACCAATGGCTTTACTGAAAACTTGGTTCCTGAAGTTGACGACCTCTTCGTTGCTTTCGGCGAGTTCAAATCAGTAAAGCAGATTCTGAAGTCAAAATTATTTTATCCGATTTACATTACTGGTCTTTCTGGTAATGGTAAGACATTTGGTGTTGAGCAAGCCTGTGCTCAGTTGAAACGTGAAGTCATCCGTGTCAACTTCACTGTTGAAACCGACGAGGATGACCTGATTGGTGGCTTCCGTCTAGTAAATGGTGACACCAAATACTTCAAAGGTCCAGTGATCAATGCTATGGAAAAAGGTGCGGTCTTGCTCCTTGATGAGATCGATCTGGCTAATCCTGCGAAGGTCATGTGCCTTCAGTCTATTCTTGAGGGTAAAGGATACTTCATCAAAAAGACTGGCGAGTTTATCAAACCTGCTAAGGGATTCACAGTCGTTGCGACTGCAAACACGAAAGGCAAGGGTTCAGAGGATGGTCGTTTCATCGGCACTAACGTAATGAACGAAGCATTCCTTGAGCGTTTCCCAATCACCTTTGAACAGGAATATGCCCCTGTTGCTGTCGAGAAAAAGATCCTCAGCAAAGTCTTTGAGAGTCTTGAAGTTGATGATGTTGAGTTTGTTGAGAAACTTGTAGACTGGGCTGACATCATTCGTAAGACTTTCTATGATGGTGGTGTTGACGAAGTTGTCTCTACTCGCCGTCTGGTACACATTGCGAAAGCATACTCTATCTTTGAAGATCGTATGCGTTCCATCGAAGTTTGTATCAATCGCTTTGATGAAGATACGAAACAGTCCTTCAAAGATCTCTATACCAAGATCGATGCGGATGTGATTCCAGAGCAAGAGCAAGAAGTCGAAAATAATTTAGAAACGACTGATGAAGTTCCTTTCTAATCGACTATATAATATTGACTGGGGGGTTTACTTAAATCCCCCTTTCAGTTACAATGAATTTATTATGATAATGACAGGAGTATATAATAATGGAAATACAAATTGACTTGGAGCAGTTGCGTAAACGTAAACTGTTCGTCGCAACTCCAATGTATGGTGGGCAATGTCATGGTATGTACACTAAGTCTACAGCTGACCTTGCGAAACTCTGCCAAGCATATGGCATCGAATGTAAGTTCTTTTATCTCTTCAATGAATCACTGATCACTCGTGCACGCAACTATTGCGTTGACGAGTTTTTGCGCAGTGACTATACGCATCTGATGTTCATTGATTCGGATATTGGCTTTGATCCCAATGACGTGTTGACGCTTATGGCTTTGGCTGATCCAGATATTCAGGGCGAAGATCGGAAAGAGATTTTATGTGGACCATATCCTAAGAAAACGATTGCTTGGGAAAAAATCGTACAGGCAGTCAACAAAGGGTATGCTGACGACAATCCAGGAAACCTTGAGAAATATGTTGGTGATTATGTCTTTAATCCTAAAGGCGACCAACCATCGATTCGTATTGATGAGCCAGTGAAAGTTCTTGAGGGTGGTACAGGATTTATGATGGTTCAGCGTAGTGCTTTCGAGAAGTTTGATGATGTATATCCTGATTACAAATACAAACCTGACCATGTGCGCACCAAGCACTTCGATGGTTCACGTTATATCATGATGTATTTCCAAGCACTCATCGATCCAGACTCAGAACGTTATTTGTCTGAAGACTATATGTTCTGTCAGTGGATGGATAAGATCGGTGTTCATACTTGGATGTGTCCTTGGATGAAACTGCTTCATACAGGTTCTTATACTTTCGGTGGTAGTTTGGTTGACATTGCTCAACTTGGTGCTTCGGCAACAGCTGACGTTGAGCAAATTAAGAATATGAAGAAGTGATGAGCAAATTTAAATTTAATGAGGATAAGATCCTCAAAGAACTTTATGATTATGTGGCTGCAACCTATGATGGGCATTATGCTCTTAATAAGTTTCAGTCAACCGAGTTTATAATTGACAATGGACACGGTGAAGGATTCTGTCTTGGCAACATTATCAAATATGCGCAACGCTATGGTAAAAAAGAAGGCAAGAACAGAAAAGACTTGCTAAAAGTCGCACATTATGCTATAATTGCATTGTATATTAACTCTCTTGAAAATAATGAGGTGAATGAAGATGAAGATCAGTGAAGAAACATTTGACGTATTGAAAAACTTTTCATCAATCAATCCGTCTATTGCCATCAAACAAGGTAATGTGATTCGTACAATTTCTGAGCAGAAGAATATTTTGGCTCAAGCAGTTGTAAATGAATCCATGCCTGTAGACTATGCAATCTATGACTTGAATCAGTTTTTGGGTCTTTCAAGTTTATTCGAAGAACCAGACTTTGCTTTTGGCGAAATGGATGTGACCATTCGTGATAATAATACTCGTTCACGTTACACATTCACCGACCCAGCAATGATCACTTCTCCTCCGGAGAAAAACATTCAGTTGGATTCCCCTGAGATCGATTTCCAAATGCCGTATGCTTCTCTGAAGCGTGTTATCAATGGCGCCAATCAGCTTGGCTTGCCAGAGATCGCTGTGCGTGGTGGTGCTGGGATTATCTCTCTTGTTGCTACGAATACCAAAAACCCAACAACGAATGAGTTTAGTGTTGACGTCGGTCAAACGAATGCGAACTTCCAGATGATTTTCAAAACTGAGAATCTCAAATTTATGGCTCTTGACTATTCTGTTAAGATTTCTTCAAAGGGCGTTTCTCAATTTACCAACGAATCAAAATCAATTGATTATTGGGTTGCCACAGAAGCAGGAAGCGAGTATAATGGCTAATGTTGTTTTGTCTGAACAAGACGCAAAGAATATTTTGATTATTATTGACACCTGCTCCAAGCGTGG